CAGATGGAGGGCCGCATCGCCGCGCAAATGGAGCGCAGCAACGCGCTGATGGAGGCCATGAAGGCGCTCATGGAGTCCGTCGTGACCTCCAACGAGGTGCTGCACGCCGACCTGGCGAACAGCCAGGCGCGCAGCCAGGGCATGGCGGCGAAGGTCGACCACATCGCCGACCGCGTTGACCTGCTGTACGACAAGGAAACAAGCAACTAAAGGAGAGAATCATGACAATCATGCAAGCCGGGGCGGCCATCGTGCTGTCTTTCGCCGTGCCGTTCGCGGTGCAGCTGATCAAGACCGAGGCCATGACCGGCAAGGCCGCGCGCATCCTGGCGCTGGGCTGCTCGCTCCTGGCGGGCGTCGTGACCGGCTTCGTGGGCGGCGTGCCCGCAGACCCGGGCGCATGGGTCACGTGCGCCTTCGCCGTGGTAGGCGGCGTGCAGGCGGCCTACACGCTGTTCAAGTCGGTAGGCATCACATCCAAGTGGCTCGACGCCCTGCTGGGCGTGACCGTAGGCGGGAAGGAGTAGGCAATGGCTAAACTGTTCATCATCTGCGGCCACGGCGCTGGCGACCCCGGCTGCTGCGCAGGCGGCTGCACCGAGGCCGAGCGCGTTCGCGCCCTGGGCCAGCGAATCAAGGAACTGGGCGGTTCCGAGGTCGAGCTGGGCGATACGTCCCGCAACTGGTACGCCGACGGCGGGCTTAACCGCCTGAGCACCGACGCGCCAGTGGTGGAGCTGCACATGGACGCCAGCGGCATCGCCACGGCCCACGGCGCGCACGTCATCATCAAGGAGGGCTTCGAGCCTGACGAGTACGACAATGCGCTGGCCGACAAGCTGGCGGCGTTCATGCCCGGGCGCTCCGAGAAGCTGGTGCGCCGTTCCGACCTCGCGAACCCGAACCGAGCCGCCGCGCGCGGCATCAACTACCGCCTGTGCGAGAACGGCTTTATCGACAACGACGGCGACCGCGAGAAGTTCAACGGCAACCTGGACGAGCTGGCGCGCATCTACCTGGAATGCTTCGGCATCACTGCTGGAAGCGCCCCCGCAGCCGTCCCGCAGCCGCAGCCTGCGCAGCAGGAAACGACCGAGAACTTCGGCGGCACCTACCGCTGCACTGTGGACTACCTGCGCGTGCGCGACGCCCCCGGCCTGGGCGGCACCGAGGTGGCGCACTATTCCAGCGGCGAGACCGTGACGCTGGATAACTGGTACAAGATCGCCGACGGCTACGTGTGGGGCCGATACACGGGCTACAGCGGCGCAACGCGCTACATCGCCGTGGGCAAGGCCACGGGCAAGCCAGAGGCCGACGACTATCTGGTGAAGGTGGGATAGGCCATGCCGTACCCGAGCCCCGCAGACGAGGAGCGCAACGGCGGGTGCGGCCCCATCCTCGCGGCGGTCGTCCTGCTGTTCATCGTCCCGGCCGCCGCCAGCTGCGCGTCGCAGGCCATGGGAGCGCAAGACGTGACCGTGAGGCAAGCCCGCACGGACGGCCCCATATACGACCTGCCCGAGGGCATCGGCCAGGAAATCGTGTGCGACGAGCACAACCGCGAGTACCTGCTGCTTACCACCGAGCAGGGCGGCGTGTTCCTCATGCCGTACATGGACGAGGACGGCGAGCAGGAGATCATGCCCCAAGCATAGGCAGGCGCACCGCCGCGACGAAACCCCAGGCCGTGACGTGCACCATGGTGTTCGCTATAAGTAGCGAGTGCCCCGCCAGTCGACAGTTACGCGAACCCCCATCAGATTCAGCCTGGTGGGGGTTCTTTTTTATGCCGTCGAACGAGAACGCGACGCGCATCTCCCCCGCCTCCCTGTCGAGCACGACGCGGTCCACGAACAGGCGCACGGCCTCCAGCGGGTCGGAGCGGCCCATGAGCCTGCGCACCCAGAACTCCGCCCGCTCCTCGTCGACCATGGCGCACGACAGCTCCATCTCCGCGAGCGACGCCTCAAGCTCCTCCCTCTCGTCGGCCAGCTGCCCGAGCTTGGCGGCCACCGCGTCGACGGCCCCCGTCTTGGCCGCGAGGTCGACCACGCGCGACTGCTCGCGCGCGTTCTGCTCCAGCCGCTTGCGCGTCGCGTCCGCGGCGGCGATGGAGTCGGCCATCTCCTCGGCCTGCGCGGCCATCACCATGGCCACGATGGCCTCCACCGCGTCGTCGTCCGCGGCGATCACGTCGGCGGCGGCCTTGGCCACGGCGTCCTCCAGCACGTGCTGCGGCACCTGGTGGCCCGTCGCCGGGCAGCGGTAATACGTGTATTTCCTGCCGGACTTCCCGTGGCCGCTGCTGGACTGGTAGCGGTGGCCCTCCGCGTCGAACAGCTTGCCTGAAAGCAGATACTCCATGGTGCTGCGCCTCCTCCTCGCGCGGGCGGCGAGCATCCCCTGCACGCCCTCGAACAGCTCGCCGTCGACTATGGCGGGCATTCCGCCCTCCACGCGCGTCTGCCCGTAGCTGTACACGCCCCGGTACTTCTCCAGGCGCAGGCTCTTGCTGATGAACCCGACGGACAGCGGCTTGCCCATCTTCGTGCGCGCCTCCGGCATGGCCGCCGCTATCTCGGGCATGCTCGCGCCGTCCGCGTACATGCGGAACATGCGGCGCACCACGGCGGCCTCCTCCTCGTTCACGTGGTAGTAGCCGTCCTCGCCGAGGTCGTAGCCGTACGTGCGCACACCGTTGTGCTTGCACTTCATGGCGTTGCCCAGCTGGCCGCGCTTGACGTTCTCCGCCAGGGCCACGCTGTAGTACTCGGCCAGGCCCTCAAGCATCGACTCCAGCAGGATGGACTCGGGGCCGTCGCCGACAGCCTCCGTGGCGCTGCGCAGCTCCACGCCGCAGCGGCGCAGTTTGGCCTTGTACACGGCCGCGTCGTAGCGGTTTCGCGCGAAGCGGTCCAGCTTGTACACGTACACGACGTCGAACAGGCCGCGGCGCGCGTCGGCGACCATGCGCAAAAAGCCGTCGCGGCCCTCGGCGGTGCGCCCCGTTGTGGCGGCGTCGTGGTACACGCGGGCGATGGCGGCGCCGTCGCGCTCGGCGGCCTGGCGGCACACACGCACCTGGTCCTCGATGGACTCCTCGCGCTGGCCCGCGCTGCTGTACCTGGCGTATATGACGGCGTTGGCCACGGCTAGCCCTCCTCCGCCGCGTTCGCGGGGTCCTTCGCCAGCGACGTGGCCACGCTGTGCAGTATGTGGCGCCCGTTCTCGTTCATGGAGTCGTAGGCGTCCTCGATGTTCTGTAGGCGTTTGTCGACCACTCGAATAACCTGCTGCGGCTGAGTCGGCTCGTCCGGTATTCCCATCGCCTGGGCAATCGCGCCAGGCTCGGCCAAGTCATCTCCGAACAGATCAGTGACCGAAACGCCGAAGAAGTCAGCTACGCGCTTTAACTCCGTAGCGCTTTTCGGCGCGTTTTTGCACTGCTCCCAATTCCTGTACGTACCCAACGGCACGTGAAGTTGTTCCGCTGCCTGTTCCTGTTTCAAGCCTGAGCGTTTCCTGATGCTTTTCAACTCATACAGCAACGCACTCACCCCCGTTAATCCGCCTAGTACACAACACGTAATTATAATTTTGTAATTTGTGCTTGACTAGTGTGCAAGTAGTGTTTACTATTTATCACGTGCCAGACACCCGACAAACGGCAAATAAGTACACGTTTGGCACCCACCGAAAGGAGAAGGCAATGACGAGGAACAGCTACTGGGTGGCGATGGTGAACGAGTGCCACGTGGACAGCCCGACAAACGAGGCGTTCGCGTTCGAGATGGCCGAGAACGGATGCATGGAGGAGACCAAGGAGAGCATCTGCTGCCGCGCCGCCGCCATGTTCGGCTTCGATTTCGAGCGCATCGTGCCGCTGGAGTGCTCCATGCGCACGATGTTCGAGGTGGGCGGCGTGCAGTTCAACCTGTGCGACTCGCTGCAGTTCAGCGTGGCGGGCAAGGGGTGGAGCACCGACTTCGACACCCTGGCCGAGGCCCCGCAGTACGACGAGAAGAAGGAGGAAGAGGAGTAGTGAACGGGAAGCTGATGAAGGAGCGCCGCAAGGCGCTGGGCATGACCCAGATGCAGCTGGCGGTGGCCGTGGGCGCTTCGAGCGTGGCCATGGTCAGCAGCTGGGAGCGCGGGTGCACCGTGGCCAGCGTGCCGAAGCTGAGGAAGCTGGCCGAGGTGCTGGGCGTGACCATGGAGCAGCTGCTGGAAGAGGAGGAATAGGAATGGCGGTGATCATTGACCATGGCGGAGCGCGGCGAGGAGCGCAGGGACGCGGCGAAGAGGATGGCGCGGTCGCGGCTCATGTCGGCGGTGCGCGCGGCGTTCGAGGCGCCGGGCGTCGAGGAGGAGTTCGAGAGGTGGAAGGCCGCGCGGGAGAAGCCTGCAAGCAAGCCCGCGCAGCCGGAAGCCATGCCCGCGGGGGCGTGACCGGGCGAGTATACGCCAAGGCGGCGGCGAACGCCAACGCCGTGCTGGCATTCGCGGCGGTGGCCGTGCTGCTCATGGCGCTGCTGACGGGCCAGATGTGCCACAAGGCGTACCTGGACGGCCAGGCGCACGGCATCGCCGTGTCCAAGGCCGAGGCCGAGGCGCAGGCATACGACCGCGGCTACGCGGCGGCGGTGTACGAGTACCGGGAGGGCGAGGCCGCATGGGCGCGCTAGGGGCCATCGTGGCCGTCGACCCGGGCTGCCTGCACACGGGCATCGTGTACATGGACGAGCGCCGCGTGATCGACTCGCGCACCATCGGGTTCCCGAAGGGCGTGAGGGGCGACAACGACCTGCTGGACGAGCGCTGCGAGTCCATCTGGCGCCAGCTTGAGCGCTTCCTGGCCGAGCGCCCGCACAGCATGGTGGTGCTCGAAGGCTACCAGCAGCAGGGCGGCCGCGGCCACATGAGCATGAGCCACCAGACGCCGTGGCTGGTGGGCAGCCTCACCGCGCACCTGCACAAGGCCGGCGAGCCGTTCACCATCCAGCTGAGCGCCAAGGTGCTCAACCCGAGGGCGCGCGGGAACTGCGCGTGGGCGGTCGACGAGGCGCTGCAGGGGCGAGAGGTCCTGCAGGGCTGCGGCCGCCTGGTGACCAATGAGCACCTGCGCAGCGCGTTCGCGCACGGCCTGTGGTTCTACCAGCGCCATGGCGGGCGCTGATGCGGCGCGGCGAGAGCCTGCGCCCGTGGACCGTCGCGGAAGAGCGCAGGCTGCGCGAGATGGCCGGGCGCGTCCCCCGCCGCGAGATAGCGTGGCGGCTCAGGCGCTCGAACGAGAGCGTGCGCCAGAAGGCGAAGCGCATGGGGCTGTCCCTGCGCTGCTGGGAGCCGAGGTGCGCGCAGACCTGCCCGCGCTGCGGGATGGCGCGGGAGAGGATGGGCAAGAGCGGGGCCTGCAGGCCGTGCGAGCTGCGCGACCTCATAGCGAGGGCCGACGCGGACGCGTCCATGGCCATGGCGATGCTCGGCCACGCCGACCGGGCCACCTACCAGAGGACCGAGGCGCGCACCCAGTCGGGCGTGCCGCCGAAGCCGCCCGAGCCGGACACCAGCGGCATGACGCCCTACCAGGCGGCGAAGGCCCGCGACGAGTGGGCGGGCGCCATGGAGGCGTGGGACGTGCGCAGGCTGACCCGCGTGCTGAAGGCCAAGCGCAGGCGCGTCGAGCGCATGCGAAAAAAAATCCCGAATCAATGACACTTTTATATTTTGCCTGATAGGAGGCACCAAACATGGAACTGAAGCGAGTCAAGACCGCCGACGTGTACCCGAGCGAGGGCAACCCGCGCGAGGACATGGGCGACCTGGAGGCGCTGGCCGCCAGCTTCGAGCTGAACCCGAAGAGCCCGGGCGAGCCGCTGAACCCGCCGCTGCTCGTGCGCGACGGCGGCGTGTACCGCATCGTGGACGGCGAGCGCCGCTGGCGCGCCATGGGCATCGCGGGCACCAAGGAGTTCGACGCGGTGGTGTGCGAGGACTGGGCCGACGCGGACGCCGCGCTGGCGATGCTGGCCACCGACGACAAGAAGCCGCTCGACGAGGTGGAGCGCAGCCGCGGCGTGCAGCGCGCCCTGCTGCTGGGCGTGGAGCCGCAGAAGGTCGAGAAGGCCGCCCGCCGCAAGGGGCTGCGCAAGGTCAAGAAGGCCGCCGAGCGCCTGGGCGGCGAGGCCGAGCTGATGAGCATCGACCACCTGCTGGCTGTGGCCGAGCTGGCCGACGACCACCCCGAGCTGTCCGACGAGGTGGCCAACGCCGACGAGGGCGCGTGGGAGCGCGTTTACAGGGAGGCCAGGGCGCAGGTCGAGCGCGAGCGCGCCGCCCAAGCCCTGCGAGACAAGGCCGCCGAGCTGCGCCTTGGCCTGGAGGAGCGCGGCGACCGCCCCGACCGCCCCGAGGGCATGTGCTACGCGCTGACGTGCCGCACGCCCGAAGACCTGGAGGCCGCGGCCGAGGAATACGCCGGCGGGGCGCTGTACGCGCTGCTCGTGAGCAAGTACGACGGCGCGCGCGTGGTGGTCTACACCGCCCTGCCCGACGACGCCGTGGACCCTTCGCGCGAGGCCGCCAAGGAGCGCAGGGACGCCATGGCCGCCCGCATCGAGAACATGCTGCACAGCGTGCGCGCGTTCCTCGTGCCGAGCCTGATGCGCCCCCTCGACTGCCGCGAGGCCCGCGAGTGCATGGAGGAGGCCGTGAAGTCGTGGCTCGGCGACCGCGAGAGCAGGTGGGACAACGGCGGCAAGGCGTCGTGCTGGCTCGACGAGGCCGAGTGGGAAGGCGCCCGCCCCGACGGAGCTGCCAGCGGCATGGTGGCCGCCTGCATCGCCCGCGACTGGCTGGCCGGCGCCGAGCCGAACCTCACGGTGCTGGGCATGGCGTGCGGCCTGGACGAGATGAGCGACTACGGGCGCGACCAGCTGACGCACTTCCTGGACGCCATGGGCGCCGCGGCGGGCGACGGCTGGGAGCCGAGCAGGGGGGACATGGCGCTGATGGCCGAGCTGTCGGCGGCGTGCAAGGAAGACGAGAGCGAGGAGCTGTAATGGTGAAGATCGCATCGGTGGAGGCCGAGAACGTCAAGCGCGTGAAGGCCGTGTACCTGGAGCCGAAGGCCGACGGGCTGACGGTCATAGGCGGCCGAAACGGCCAGGGCAAGACGAGCGTGCTGGACGCCATCGCGTGGGCGCTCGGCGGCGACAAGATGCGCCCGAGCAACGCCAAGCGCGAGGACGCCGCCGGCGACCCGCAGCTGCGCGTGGTGCTGGACAACGGCATCGTGGTGGAGCGCAAGGGCAAGAACAGCTCGCTGAAGGTCATCGACCCGAGCGGCAACAAGGGCGGCCAGCAGCTGCTGAACTCGTTCACCGAGCAGCTGGCCCTGAACCTGCCCAAGTTCATGCAGGCCACCGACAAGGAGAAGGCCGAGACGCTGCTGTCCATCATGGGCGTCGGCGAGGAGCTGGCGGCCCTGGACGCGCAGAAGCAGACGGCCTACAACCAGCGCCTGGCCGTGGGCCAGATGGAGCGCCAGAAGCGGGGCGCGGCCAACGACATGCGGCACTGGCCGGACGCGCCGGCGCAGGAGGTGAGCGCGTCCGAGCTCATCGCCGAGCAGTCGGCCATCCTGGCGCGCAACGGCGAGAACCAGCGCAAGCGCATGGAGGCCCAGCAGGTCAAGGCGCGCCTGGACGCGGCCATGGGAGAGCTGGCGCGCATGAACGAGCAGAGCGCCGAGCTGGCGCGCCGCATGGCCGAGAAGTCGGCGGAGGTGGAGCGGCTGAGCGCCGACGCGGCCACCGCCGCAAAGACCGCCGAGCAGCTGCGCGACGAGTCCACCGCCGAGCTGGAGGCGCAGCTGGCCGAGGTCGAGACCGTCAACGACAAGGTGCGCACCAACATGCGCCGCGCCGCCGCGATGGCCGAGGCCGACGAGCTGAAGGCCCAGTACGACGAGCTGGACGAGCGCGTGCGCGGCCTGCAGAAGGCCCGCACCGACCTGCTGCGCGGAGCGAAGCTGCCGCTGGAGGGGCTGGCCGTGGAGTTCGACGCCAAGGGCGAGCCGCGCCTGGAGTACCAGGGGCAGCCGTGGGACTGCATGAGCGGCAGCGAGCAGCTGAAGGCCGCGACAGCCATCGTGCGCGAGCTGAAGCCGGAGTGCGGCTTCGTGCTGGTGGACAAGCTCGAGCAGATGGACCCGCAGACGCTGGCCGAGTTCGGGCAGTGGGCCGAGGGCGAGGGCCTGCAAGTCATCGGCACCCGCGTTGGCACCGGCGGCGAGTGCAGCCTGGTCATCGAGGACGGGCGCGGGCAGCTGGGCGACCCCGAGGGGGACGAGGAGCGCATGGTAGCCGAAAGCCTACGCGAGTGCGCGGCGGACAGCGGCTGCCAGGAGTGCACCATCCCGCGCGACGGGACGTGCGCGCCCGCGGCGGCGAAGGGCTGGGTGATTCAGTAATGGCCATCCAGATAACGCGCGGGGCCGCGCAGAAGCCCCAGAAAGTCGTGATCTACGGCGTCGAGGGCATCGGCAAGACGACGCTGGCCGCGCAGTTCCCCAACCCCCTGTTCGTCGACACCGAGGGCGGCACCGAGGGATACGACGTGGCCCGAACGCAGGCCCCGCAGAGCTGGACGGCGCTCAAGGGCCTGCTGCGCGACGTGGCGGCGGAGCGCCCGTGCGGCACGCTGGTGCTCGACACCGCCGACTGGGCCGAGCGCCTGCTGTGCGCCGAGCTGTGCGCGCAGCACAAGTGGGACTCCATGGAGACGCTGGGCTTCGGCAAGTGCTGGCAGTTCGCCCTGGAGGAGTTCGGCCGCATGCTCGACCTGCTCACCGACGTGCGCGACGCGGGCATGAACGTCGTGGTCACGGCGCACGCCATGGTCTCCAAGTTCGAGCAGCCCGACGAGGCCGCGAGCTACGACCGCTGGACCATGAAGATGTACAAGAAGGACGCCGCGCTGCTCAAGGAATGGGCCGACGCGCTGCTGTTCGTCAACTACAAGACCGTCGTTGAGATGGTCGGCGAGGGCTTCATGGCCAAGGGCAAGGCGCGCGGCGCCAAGCGCACGATCTTCTGCACGCACCAGGCCACGTGGGACGCGAAGAACCGCTGGGGGCTTCCCGACGAGGTGCCGCTGGGCTACGAGGCCATAGCGCCGCACGTGCCGAGCCTCGGGCCCGACCCGCGCGTGCCCGCCCCCGCCCCGCAGGCGCGGCCCATGCCGCAGCCCCAAGCCAAGCCCGCCCCGCAGGCGCAGGGCGACGCGCCTGGGACCATCGCCGCGAAGAAGGGGCTGCCCGCGTTCTGGGCGCCCGCCTGCGAGCTGATGGAGCGGGACGGCGTGAGCCTGGCCGAGGTGCTGAACTTCGCGGTGCTGCAGGGCCACTTCACGCCCGACACGCCGCCCGAGGCGTACCCGCCCGACTACATCGCCGGGCTGATCGTGCCGCAATGGGAGACGGTGAAGGCCAAGGTGGCCGAATACCGCGGCGGCGAGGACATCCCCTTCTAACGAGACGCAGGACGAAAGGAAGAGAACATGGCGAAAATGCAAGACGAGGTGCTGGACTGGGACCTCACCGAGGCGGACCCCGACGACGGGAGCCACGGCGGCTGGACCGTGCTGGAGGACGGCTTCTACCCGTTCACCGTCCAGAAGATGGAGCGCGCCCGCTTCGAGGGCAGCGCGAAGATGCCGGCCTGCCCCATGGCGGTGCTGACGCTCAAGGTGCAGGGCGCCGGCGGCGAGGAGGCGCTGGTGACCCAGCGCGTGTACCTGCTGCAGCGCATGCTGTGGAAGGTCACGCAGTTCATGGAGGCCATCGGCCAGGGCCGCAACGAGCGCGGCAAGGTCGTCGTCAACTGGGGCGACGTCGAGGGCCGCGGCGGCTGGCTCAAGCTCAAGAAGCGCTCGTACACCAACCGCGACGGCCAGGAGCGCGAGACCAACGACGTGGACTGCTTCTGCAAGCCGGAGGAGCACGAGAAGGCGTGGCGAGCCTACGCCAAGCAGTGCGGCGAGGACCCCGACGCGGCCCTGAGCGCCCCGCAGGCGCAGCAGGCGCCCGCCCAGCAGGCGTACGCGCCCCAGGCGGCTCCCTACGCGCCCCAGGCGGGCCCGCAGCAGCAGCAGTACCAGCAGCAGGCAATGGCGGGAATGCCCACCCCGCAGCCGCAGGCGGGGGCGTCGCAGCACCCCGGCTGGGGCATCCAGTAGCCCATGGAGCTTAGGCCGTACCAGCGGGAGGCCGTGGACGCCGTGGAGGCCGAGTGGGAGCAGGGCCGGAGGCTGACGCTCCTGGTCCTGCCCACCGGCTGCGGCAAGACCGTGGTCTTCTGCAACGTGGCCAAGGACGTGGTGGACCGGGGCGGGCGCGTGCTCATCCTGGCCCACCGCGGCGAGCTGCTGCAGCAGGCCGCCGACAAGCTCCAGGCCGCCACCGGCCTGGGGTGCGCGGTGGAGAAGGCGGAGGAGACCAGCCTGGGCAGCTGGTACCGCGTCACCGTCGGCAGCGTGCAGAGCATGATGAGGGCGAGGCGGCTGGCGCGCTTCCCCGCCGACTACTTCAGCGCCATCGTGGTCGACGAGGCGCACCACGCGCTGTCGGACAGCTACCGCGCGGTGCTCGACCACTTCCCCGACGCCAAGGTGCTGGGCGTCACCGCCACCGCCGACCGCGGAGACAAGCGCGACCTGGGCCAGCTGTTCGAGAGCGTGGCCTACGAGTACACGCTGCCGACGGCCATCCGCGAGGGGTACCTGTGCCCCATCCGGGCGCAGACCGTGCCGCTGTCCATCGACCTGGCGGGCGTGAAGGTGAGCGCGGGCGACTTCGCCGCCGACGACCTGGGCACGGCGCTCGACCCGTACCTGGACCGCATCGCCGACGAGATGCTGGCGGCGGGGTGCATGCGGCGCAAGACCGTGGCGTTCCTGCCGCTCGTGGCAACCTCCAAGAAGTTCGCGGCGGCGCTCGCCGCCAAGGGCTTCGACGCCATGGAGGTCGACGGCGAGAGCGAGGACCGGGCCGAGGTGCTTGAGCGCTACGAGCAGGCCGGCCCCGGCGCGGTGCTGTGCAACTCCATGCTGCTCACCGAGGGCTGGGACTGCCCGAGCGTGGACTGCGTGGTGGTCCTGCGGCCCACGAAGGTGCGCAGCCTGTACGTGCAGATGGTCGGCCGCGGCACGCGCCTGAGCCCGGAGACGGGCAAGGCGGAGCTGCTGGTGCTCGACTTTTTGTGGATGACCGAGAGGCACGACCTGTGCCGCCCGGCGCACCTGGTGGCGCAGTCGCCCGAGGTGGCGGCGGGCATGACCGAGCTGGCCGAGCAGGCCCCGGGCGGGGTCGACCTGGAGGCGTGCGAGCGGCAGGCCAGCGCCGACGTGGTGGCGCAGCGCGAGGAGAGCCTGGCGCGAGAGCTGAAGGCCATGAAGGGCCGCAAGCGCAAGCTGGTCGACCCCGTGCAGTTCGAGATGAGCATCCAGGCCGAGGACCTGGCGGGCTGGGAGCCCGCGTTCCCCGCCGACCTGGAGCCGCCGACGGACAAGCAGCTGGCGGCGCTGGAGCGCTTCGGCATCTTCCCCGACGAGGTGGCGTGCAAGGGCAAGGCCAGCCTGCTGCTGGAGCGCCTGGACAAGCGCCGCCGCGAGGGGCTGACCACCCCGAAGCAGATACGGTGCCTGGAGCGCTTCGGCTTCTCGCACGTGGGCACGTGGCCGTTCGACGCGGCCAGCAACATGATCAGCCGCATAGCGGCGCAGGGGTGGCGCGGCGTCCCGCGCGGCGTCGACCCCGCGACGTACGACCCGACGACGATGGAGGTGTAGGAGATGGACGGGAGCCTTCTGGGCGAAGACCTCGACGGCATCCTGGCGGCGCTGCCGGCGTCGTCGCTCGACTACCAGGAATGGGTGGGCGTCGGCATGGCGCTCAAGGCCGAGGGCTACGGCTGCGAGGTCTGGGACGCGTGGAGCGCCGCCGACGCGGCGCGCTACCACGCCGGCGAGTGCGAGCGCAAGTGGCGCTCCTTCGGCGACGGCGGCGAGGGCCGCGTGAACGGCGGCACGCTGGTGCAGATGGCCCTGGAGCGCGGCTACGAGCCGCCCGGCTGGGGCGACGACGAGGCGTTCGGCTGGGACCTGTCCGAAGCGGACCCGTGGGACGGCCCGGGGGCGCCGGCCCTGCGCGAATGGCGCACGACGCGCCCGCAGCAGCAGGGCCGGGCAAAGCCCGCCAACGTCGTGGTCGACCCCACGTGGCTGGAGGGCGAGGAGCTGCGCGAGCCCGAGGGCGACGCGTGGCACCCCGCCGACCAGCTGACGCGCTACCTGTCGGCGCTGTTCGACCCCGAGGACATAGTGGGCTACGTCACCGCCGCGTTCGAGCGCGACGGGCGGTGGACGCCCGCGGGCAAAGGCAGCTGCACCCGCACCGCCGGCGAGATCATCCAGCAGCTGGCCAAGTACGGCGACGATCTGAGCTACACGCTGGGCCAGCCGAACGCCGAGGCAGGCGCGTGGATACGCTTCAACCCGCTCGACGGGCAGGGCGTGCGAAACGACAACGTGGCGGAGTTCCGCTACGCGCTCGTGGAGTCCGACGAGATGGCGCCCGGCCGCCAGATGGCCGTGATGCGCGCGCTGGAGCTGCCCATCGCGGCGGTGGTCCACAGCGGCAACAAGTCCGTGCACGCCATCGTGCGCGTGGACGCCAAGGACTACGACGAGTACCGCAAGCGCGTGGACTTCCTGTACCGCACATGCCAGGACAACGGCCTGAAGCTGGACACGCAGAACAAGAACCCGTCCCGCCTGTCCCGCATGCCCGGCGTGGAGCGCGCGGGGCGCAGGCAGTGGCTCGTGGCCGAGTCCATGGGCCAGCCGAGCTGGAAGGCGTGGCGCGAGTGGCTGGACGAGCAGAACGACGACCTGCCCGACCCCGAGACGCTGGCCGCCACGTGGGACGACATGCCCGAGCTGGCCCCGCCGCTCATCGAGGGCGTGCTGCGCCAGGGGCACAAGATGCTCCTGGCGGGTCCGTCCAAGGCGGGCAAGTCGTTCGCGCTCATCGCGCTGACGGTGGCCATCGCCGAGGGCCTGGAGTGGTTCGGATGGCGCTGCGCCCAGGGCCGCGTCATGTACGTGAACCTGGAGCTGGACCGGGCATCCTGCCTGCACCGCTTCCGCGACGTGTACGCCGCCATGGGCGCCGAGCCGCGCAACCTGGCGAACGTGGCCGTGTGGAACCTGCGCGGCAAGTCCAAGCCGATGGACCAGCTGGCACCGGCGCTCATACGCCGCGCGGCCAAGGAGCGCCCCATCGCCGTCATCGTCGACCCCATCTACAAGGTCATCACGGGCGACGAGAACAGCGCGGACCAGATGGCGGCATTCTGCAACCAGTTCGACAAGGTGGCCGACGGGCTGGGCTGCGCGGTCATCTACTGCCACCACCACTCCAAGGGCGCCCAGGGCGGCAAGCGCTCAATGGACCGCGCATCAGGCTCGGGCGTGTTCGCGCGAGACCCCGACGCGCTGCTGGACATGCTGGAGCTGCACGTGTCCGACGAGCTGCGCGCGCAGCTGGAGGCCCGCGCGGTCGGCCAGCAGGCCGCGGGCTTCATGGACGCCAACGCCGCGCGGCTGGGCGGGGGATGGCGCGCCGAGGTGCCCGAGGACGACCTGGCGGCGGGCGGCGACAAGCTCATGGCCGCGTGCCGCTCCATCGTGCAGGCGCGCGCGCCGGAGTGGACCAAGGCGTACCTCGACGGCATCCTGGCCGCGCGGGGCAGGGCCAAGGCGATGAGCGCGTGGCGCGTGGAGGGCACCCTGCGCGAGTTCCCGCGCTTCGAGCCGGTGGACCTGCTGTTCGACTACCCCATGCACGCGGTCGACCGCACGGGGCTTCTGGCGGACGCCAGCCCCGAGGGCGAGGAGATGGGGCGCATGGACTACCGCGCCCAGGGCCGCGAGCGCAAGGCCAGGAACGACGCCAAGAAGCAGGAGGAGAAGCTGGCGGCGCTGCGCGAGGGCATGGCCGCCTGCGCCGAGGACGGCGTGGACGCCACCGTGGCCAACGTGGTGGAGCGCATGCCCGAGGTGAACGGCAAGCAGGTGACCAAGGCCACCGTGCAGTCATGGGTCAAGGCTTCGGCCAACGAGTGGTGCACGATCATCAGCGAGGGAGGCAAGGGCAACCAGCCAGGCGTGCTGCGCGACCCCGAGATGGAGGACGCCATGACGGGCTGGTAGGCGGCTGTTGCGTGTATGTATGGACTATCCCTAAAGGGATAAGTGTATCCATACAGACAAAACCAACTAGTTGGATGGCGGCGGGGCCGTGCGTGCGGGCTGAAGCCGCGCCCGCACTCGTGCGCGGTGGCCACGCCCCGCCATCCATGCAACTAGACGAAATACGAACGAACGAAGGAGAACGAACATGGGAATCATCTGCGAGGCCTGCGGGCGCGACATCGACGCCCTGGGGCAGGACAACATGGGAGTGGACGCGCCGCTGTGCGAGGACTGCTGGGGCGAGCAGCAGAGCCACGCGGTGGCCGCGCTGAAGCGCGAGAACGCCAGCCTGCGCCGCAGGAACGAGTCGCTGGACAAGAGCCGCAAGGCGCTGGGGCTTCAGCTGGCGGAAGCCAACCGAAAGCTGCGCGAGGATGGCGCCCGTCCCGAGACGACGAAGTTCGCGGCGGGCGCGGTCAAGGACGCGCGCCTGAGCATCGAGACGGCCTACGAGGCGAGCCGCGAGCGCGCCCTGGCGCTCACGAAGCTGGACGAGTGCGAGCTGTGGCTGGGGCGCTGCGAGCTGAGGGTGACAGCGTCACCGACGCTCAAGGGCGCGGCCCAGGACGCCGCCATGCCTTGCCTCAAGGCCGAAGAGGCGCACGGTTTCGCGATGCCCGACGTGAACGTGGAGGTGAAGGCCGAGGTAACGGCCGAGAAGTTTGCCAAGAGCCTGCGCGAGTCCATGAAGCCGGCCATGCGGATGGCGGTGGAGTAGCCATGGAGCAGCAGACCGAGAAGCCGAAGCGCCGACCCAGTATCGAGGTGCGCTGCCCGAAGTGCGGCATGCGCGAGATCTGGCACCACCTGCCCAAGGGCGGCGACCGCTGCCGCTGGTGCGGTCACCTGTTCGAGGACTTCACCTACCGCAAGGTCGGGCCGGGCGCGAAGGAGGGGGCGCGATGACGAACTGGGAGCGCCTTTTCGGCACGCCCGAGCGGGCCATCCACACGGAGACGGAGTTCCACTCGTGGCCCTTCTTCATCGCCGTGTATGAGACGAGCCGCATGAGCAGCTGCACTACCAGCAAGCGGCTGCTGGCCAGCTTCTGCGAGGAGGCCGACTACCTGGAATGGCTCAAGGCCGAGTACGACGACGGCACCGTCGAGTGGGAGGAGCGATGAACCGCCCGGGATGCAACTGGGGGTGCCTGCTGTTCATAGCGGCGGCAATCGCCATAGACGCGGCGGCCATCTACGCCATAAGGGCGCTGGCGCTCGGGCTCATGGCCATGGCGGCGTGCGGATAGGGGCAACCGAATACGGAAACAGGCAGAGGGCCGTCCTTCGGGGCGGCCCTTCCTCGTTTCAGAGGCGACACGTGCCAGACAATGGCCGGCATGGGAAGCAGCAAACGAGACATAACGCCGGCACAGGAGCGCTACTGCCAGGAGAGGGCCAAGGGCGCCACGCAGCGCCGGGCCTACCTGTCCGCGTTCCCGTCCAGCGAGAGGTGGAAGCCCGCCACGGTGGACAACCGCGCCTACGAGCTGGAGAAGCGCCGTGAGGTTTCGGCGAGGCTCAAGGAGCTGCAGAAGGCGGCGGCCGCCGCGGCGGTGGTGACGCGCGCGGAGATAGTCGGCGCGCAGGCCATGCTGCTGCGCAAGGGCGTGGCCGCCGTGGAGGCGCACAGCCTGGCGGACAAGGACCTCGCCCCGGCCGTCAAGGCGCTGGCCGACGCGAGCGACCGCCTGATGGCGTGGCTGCCGGAGGACGAGCCCGAGGAGCGCCCCGCGTTCGTGCGGGACTTCGCGCTGCTGCTGGGCCCGCGCTTCCTCGCGCCGCACCGCATGATAGCCGACGGCTACCGGGGCGATATCTGGCTGGCGGGCGGGCGCGGCTCGTGCAAGTCCTCGTTCTGCTCGCTGGAGGTCGTGAACCACATCGAGCGCAACCCCGACCAGCACGCCGTGGTGCTCATGAAGCGCAAGGCGGACCTGCGCGACGCGGCCTACGCCCAGGTGGTGTGGGCCATCCGCGCGCTCGGGCTGGAGGACCAGTACGACATGCCGGAGTCCACGCTGCGCATCACCAAGAAGGCAACGGGGCAGAAGATCATCTTCCGCGGCTGCGACAACGCGAACAAGATCAAGTCCATCAAGGTGCCGTTCGGCTACGTGGGCTGCGTGTGGTTCGAGGAGGCCGACCAGTTCCGCGGCATGGCCGAGGTGCGCAAGGTCACGCAGTCGCTCACGCGAGGCGGCGAGAGCTGCGTGCGCCTGTACTCGTTCAACCCGCCGCGCTCGGAGCGTTGCTGGGTCAACGCCGAGATGGAGCGACGCGAGGCCGAGGGCCTGCCGGTGTTCCGCTCGACGTACCTGGACGTGCCGCCGGAGTGGCTGGGCGGGCAGTTCATCGCCGACGCCGAGGAGCTGAAGCGGACCGACGAGCGCGCGTACCGCCACGAGTACCTGGGCGAGCCGGTGGGCATCGGCACCGAGGTGTTCGACAACGTGGTGTTCCGCGCCATCACCGACGAGGAGATCGCGCAGTTCGAGCGCCTGCGCTTCGGCCAGGACTTCGGCTGGTACCCCGACCCGTGGGCCGTGACCGGCAGCGAGTGGAGGCCCGGCCAGCGCGAGCTGCTGACGTTCTGCGAGGACGGCGCGAACAAGCTGCCGCCCGACGAGCAGGCCGAGCGCGTCAAGGCGCTGCTCACGTGGAGCGACGGGGAGGGCCGCGCGCCCGAGTACCACCACCTGCCCGTGCTGTCCGACGACGGCGACCCCACGGCCATCGCCGTGCAGCGCGACCACGGCGCGAACGCCCGGGCTGCGGGCAAGGGGAAGCCGGGCCGCATGGCCAGCTACCGCTTCCTGCAGTGCCTCGCGGCGTGGGTCATCGACCCCGTGCGCTGCCCGATGCTGGCAGCGGAGGTGCGGGCCCTGGAGTACGCGCAGTCCCCGGACGGCGAAGTGCTCAACGAGATACCCGACGGGAACGACCACTGGGTGGACGCAACCCGCTACGCGACGATGGACGAGGCGCGCAGGGCGCGCGGATACAGGAAGGCGGCATAGAGCATGGCCAAGGGCGAGACCTACGAGCAGTTCGTGGAGAAGTTCAAGCCGAAGAAGACCACCGACGACTGCTACACGCCGCCGCTGGTCTACGAGGCCGTCAAGGGCTGGGCGTGCCGCGAGTACGGCATCGACCCGGCCCGCGTCGTTCGCCCGTTCTGGCCCGGCGGCGACTACGAGCGCTTCGAGTACCCGGAGGGCTGCGCGGTCATCGACAACCCGCCGTTCTCCATCCTGTCGGCCATCTGCGCGTTCTACATCGACCGCGACGTGCCGTTCCTCCTGTTCGCGCCGAGCCTGACGTGCCTGGGCGGCGCGGGCGTGTGCATGCGCATGAACCACCTCATCACCGACTGCGCCGTGGTGTACGAGAACGGCGCCGAGGTGCGCACCTCGTTCGTCACGAACATGGGCGGCGGCGAGTACGTGATGCAGAGCGCGCCGCGGCTCACCCGCGAGGTCAACGCCGCCATCGAGGCGAGCCGCGAGCGCAGGACCGTGCCGCGATACGAGTACCCCTACGAGGTGGCCACGGCGGCCATGGTCCTGCGCTATGCCAAGTACGGCGTGGAGTTCGGCGTGCGCCGCGACGAGTGCGTGCGCATCGACGCGCTGGACATGCAGCGCGACCAGGGCAAGGCGATATTCGGCGACGGGCTTTTGCTGGGCGAGCGAGCCGCAGCAGAGCGAGCCGCAGCAGAGCGAGCCGCAGCAGAGCGAGCCGCAGCAGAGCGATGGACACTGAGCGCGCGCGAGCGCGCGGTCATCGCCGGGCTGCGGGGATAAGGAGACCGCAAGATGGCAACCGACGAGTTCAGCGTGCCGGCGCACGTGACAAAGAAGCTGAAGGAGCTGGGCTACTCCGTCGACAACTCGATGGACACCTACATCCAGGCCTGGTACGACTGGTACAGCGGCAAGGCCGACTGGTACAAGGACGCATACACCGACATGCAGGGGCAGCGGCGCAAGCGCGACCGCCTGACCATCCGCCCCGCCAAGCGCGTGGCCAGCGAGTGGGCCAGCCTGCTCGTCACCGACGACACGCAGGTGAGCGTGGAGGGCGCCGCGGCCAACGAGTGGCTGCAGGACTTCCTCGACCGCGCGAACTTCTGGCCGACCGGGCAGCTGATCGTGGAGAAGGCGTTCGCGCTCGGCACGGCGGCCTGGGCGCTGTGGTTCGACGTGCGGGACGGCGGCGCCGAGGTGAAGGTGCGCCGCTACGACGCCCGCATGGTGCGCCCGCTGTCCTGGGACGAGGAGGGCGTGGCGGAGTGCGCGTTCGTGACGCGCGCGAGCGTGAAGGGCAAGCGCGCCGACCAGCTGCAGGTGCACGCCTGGGACGCCGAGACGGCCAGCTACCACATCCGCACGTACCTGTTCGTGGACTCCCGCGAGCAGGACGCCGAGGCCGCCGGCATCCTGGAGGACTTCGACACGGAGCAGGCCTGCCCCACGTTCGGCATCGTGAAGCCGGCGCTGGAGAACACGTACGTGGACCTGTCCCCGTACGGACAGAGCGTGTTCGCCGACGCGGTGGACGCAGTCAAGGCCGTGGACCTTGCCTACGACTCCATGTTCCAGGAGGTCGAGCTGACCGCCGCCAAGGTGTTCGTGGACGAGAGCATGGTGGACGTGCGCAGCAAGGACGGCAAGGTCATACCTTCGCCGAAGGTGGACGGCCGCCTGTTCCGCCGCCTGGCCGGCAAGGACGTCACCAAGGACCTCATCGACATCTACAGCCCAAACATCCGCATCGAGCCGCTGCGCAGCGCGTTCGACGTGGCCCTGGCGGAGCTGGGCGAGCTGTGCGGCTTCGGCCAGCAGTACTTCGCGCTTGACAAGGGCGGCGGCATGAAGACCGCCACCGAGGTGACGGCCGACAACTCCGCGCTGATGCGCAACGTCCGCAAGCACGAGAACGTGCTGCGCGGCGCCATCCAGCGCGTGGTGACCAGCCTGCTCAACTGCGCGCGCATCCACTGCGGCGCGGCAATCGAGGAGGACTTCGGCGCGGTCATGGTCCAGTTCGACGACAGCGTGATCACCGACACGCAGACCGAGAAGAACATGGCCCTGGCCGAGATAGCGGCCCTGGGCGTGCCAGCGCTGAAGCAGCGCTACCTCATGGAGTGGCACGGCTTCAGCGAGCAGGAGGCGGCCGAGGCCGTGCCCTCCGCCGCCGTCGTGGACGAGGGATTCTGATGCTGTCCCCGGACGCGCTGGAGGAGGCCGGCGAGGAGCTGGCCCGCGTATACCGCGGCATCGAGGCCGAGATGCTGGACTACCTGGCGCGCCTGATGCTGTCGGGTGGCGGCGTGACCTCCAGGAGCGCTACCGCCGCCGCGCTGCTCGGGCAGACCCACGCCGACGAGCTGCGGCGCATCATCGCGTCGCACGCCGGCGAGGTGGACGCGGAGCTGCGCGCGACGGTCGAGAGGCACCTGCGGCCATCGGACGCCGACGACATGGAGCGCATCGGCAGGCCCGGCACGGAGAAGGCGTGGCCGCGCCAGATGGAGGCCACGCTGCGCGGCCTGGCGGCCATCCTGGAGCGCGACAACCTGGGCATGGAGCGCGGAGCCGTTGAGGCGTTCCTGCAGGCGTCCACGGCCGCCATAGCCAAGGTGAACGCGGGCGTGGAGACGGCGGAGCGGGCGCTGCACGCGGCGGTCCGCCAGCTGGAGCGCGACGGCGTGCGCATCGTGCAGTACGTGGACGCGGGCGGCAACGCGACCGTGGCCAACCGCGCCGACGTGGCCGTGCGCCGCCACGTGCGCACGCAGATAGCCCAGGACGGGGCGCGCATGACCGCCGACACCATGGACCGCTACGGCGTCCAGCTGGTCGAGGTCTCCAGCCACCCCAACGCCCGGCCCACGCATGCGTCGTGGCAGGGCCAGGTCTACGGCTGGCGCGGGACGGTGACGGTCGACGGGCGCACCTACGACGGCCTGGAGGCCGCCACGGGCTACGGCTCGGTGGACGGCCTGCTCGGCGCGAACTGCCGCCACAGCTTCGGCCCGTACCTGCCGGGCGCCAAGCGCGCCTACGAGCGCGACCCCAAGCATGCCAGCGGCCTGCCGGGCGAGCAGGTGTACGCCCTGGAGCAGCGCCAGCGAGCGGGAGAACGCGCCATCCGCGAGGCCAAGCGCGAGCTGAGCGGCGCCCGCATCTGCCACGACGCGGCGCCAAGCCCTGCGGCGCGCGCAGAGGTCGTGAAGGCCCAGGAGCTGCTGGCCCGCAGACAGGACGCCATGCGCCGCCTGGTGGCCGAGTCGAACGCCCTGAGCGTCACGGGCAGGCCCGTGCTGCACCGCCATCCGGCGCGCGAGTGGGCCGGCGACATGGCCGGCGGCGCCCGCATCGCGTCGAGCGGGCGCAAGGTCGACGAGCTGCTGGCCGGCAAGGCCGCGCAGGCCGCCATGGCCAGGGCGGGCGTGAGCAAGACCGCCGTCAAGCGCGCCATCGCCGACGAGATGAAGCGCCAGGGCATGGAGCCGTCCGACTTCCCCACCCTCACCGCAGGCGAGCAGCGGCGCGTGTTCAGCGGAATCATCGCCACGCTGAAGAAGACGGCGAAACCGAAGCCGATAGGCAGGCACGCCGCCCTTTTCAAGAGGATAGAGGGCGACCACACGGCAGCCGACGACCTGGCGAAAACGAACCCGAACTTCAAGCCGCTCGACCCCAAGTAGGCGTTTAACTGCCAGCGCTGCGTGAGCGCATACGAAGCACGCCGCAGGGGCTTCGATGTGACCGCCAAGCCGCGGGGCGGCAAGGGAGACCGCCTCCCCTACATGACGGACCAGAACGGCTGGCCGCACGTGTACGAGAACGCAGACCTCGTGCCGTGCTTCAGCAACAGCGGCGCAAACACCCGCGGCAAGGTCGAGAAGCTGATGGAACAGTGAGGGGATGGCGCCCGCGCCATCGTGCGCGTACAATGGAAGGGCGGCAACTCCGGCCATGTTTTCATCGCCGAGAGGGTGAACGGAGCGACGCGCTTCGTGGACCCGCAGAGCAACGACGGAGACTGCTCCCGCTACTTCGCCGCGGCGAAAAAGAACCAGACCTACTGCATGCGCATAGACGACCGCAGATTCACGGACCTGATAAAGCGATGCTGCAAGGAGAAACGATGAACGTAGCAGAAGCGCTGAAAAAGACGCAAGACGAGCTGGCGATGCCGATAGAATTGGGCGCATCCGTCCAGCACGGCGCAAGCACCGCCCACTCGCTATCGTTCTCCGGCAAGGCGGCAGACTTCCCGCTGCCGATAATCGACGAGACGGCAGGCGCAGCGCGCATCGTGCCCGCGCTCACCAGCGAATGGTGCGCGATCATGGAGCTGTTCCCGGACTAGCCCCAGCGCAAAACAACCGCATAGAACCGACGCAGAGCCGCCCTACGGGGCGGCTTTTCTCATGCCAGGCGACACACGGCCGACCATTCGAACCATCGCGAGGGGCGGCGGGAACGGCCCCATGCGCGGCAGCGGCGGCAACAGCTGCGAGACGACCGAGCGCGCAGTGAAGCGCGGCAACCAAACACCGGAAAGGACGGTACGGACATGGGAGCGCAAGACCCCGACAACAAGGCGGCCGAAGGAACCGAGGGCCAGGAGGGCAACGAGCCCAAGGCCAACGAGCCGGCGGGCGCCGGCACGGAGCCGCAGGGCGGCGAGGGCCAGGAGGGCAACGAGCCCAAGGCCAACGAGCCGGCGGGCGCCGGCACGGAGCCGCAGGGCGGCGATGGCCAGGAGGGCAACGACGGAGACGGCGGCGGAGCAGGCGAGGGCGGCAAGTCCGGCGCGACCGTGAACCGCCACAAGTACGAGCGCGACCTGGCGGCCAAGGACAAGCGCATCGCCGAATTGCAGGCGCAGATCGACGAGGCGGCCAAGACCAAGGAGGGGCGCGACGACCTCCAGAAGAAGCTTGATGACATGAAGGCCGAGCTGGACGACGAGAAGGTGGCCCACAGGCTGGAACTGGCGGGCTGCGTGAACGCCAAGGCGGCCAAGGCGCTGCTCGACGACTACGACGGCGACGTGGCCAAGCTCAAGGAGGAGTGCCCGTACCTGTTCGGCAAGGACAAACAGACCGGCACCACGGGCAAGAAGCCCGAAGGGACCGCAGGCGACGACGACGCGGAGCTCGACCGCGCGTTCGGCCTGAAGAAGAACTAGGAAGGAGCAGGACATGCCTGCAAACAATCTCGGTGCCTTCATCACGAAGTTCACCACCCGACTGGACCAGGTCATTATGCAGGAGACCGTCACCGGCGACCTGAACATGAACCAGGACCTGCTGGGCGAGATGAGCGGAAACGGCACCATCAAGATCGCGAAGATGGACATGGACGGCCTGGCGACCCACGTGCGCGGCCAGGGCTTCACCAAGGGCGGCATCTCCCTTGAGTGGGAGGACTACAAGCTGCGCTACGAGCGCGACCGCGAGTTCAGCATCGACGTGCTGGACGACGAGGAGCGCGCCAAGCTGGTCAGCGCCCGAGCCATGGGCGAGTTCGCCCGCACGAAGGTCGTGCCCGAGGTGGACGCGCTGCGCTTCGCCGAGCTGGCCAAGCAGGCCGGCAACACGGTGCAGGCCGACCTCGCCGAAGCCGACGCGACCGCCAAGGCCGTGCTGGACGCTGAGCAGTGCATGGAGGACCACGGCGCAAAGCTGAGCGAGTGCCTGTTCTACCACTCCGGCAACGTCAAGAAGCTGCTGCGCCTGTCCAGCGCGTACCGCCTGTCCGCGGGCCAGGCCCCGAACACCAACTTCGCGACCTGGGACGAGATGAAGATGGTGGGTGTGGCGGCCGACCGCTTCTACTCCGCCATCAAGCTGCTCGACGGCACCACCTCCGGCGAGGAGAAGGGCGGCTACGAGAAGGCGGCCGACGGCAAGAAGCTGAACTTCATCGTCATGCACCCCGAGGCCGCCGCGGCAATCTCCAAGCACGAGAAGCTGCGCTATTTCAGCCCGGACGTGAACCAGGCCGACGAGGCCCACAAGTGGCAGTACCGCCTGTTCCACGACCTCCTGGTGTACCTCCAGAAGAACGGCCTGATCTACGCCCACGTCGGCAAGACGGAGTAGGGCATGGGCACCATCGTGGGGCTGACCTTCCCCGAGGAGCCGGCCGAGAAGCCGGCGGAGGTCGGCCAGGAGCAGACGCAGCCCGAGCGAGCCGAGGAGCCGCAGACGGAACCGGAGAAGGCAGAACCCGAACAGGCCGAGAAGCCGGACGCGGAGCCCGAACCGGAGCCGCAGCCCGCACCCGCACCGGCGAAGCGCACGCGCAAGAAGCCCGCGGCCCCGACGGAGGGGTAGCCATGCTGCCGGAGGTGCGCAGCGCGGACTACAAGGGGGCGCACACCTGGGACGAGGTGTGCGCGCACCTTCCCGCCGCCGCGTCCGCGGTGCGCGAGGCCATCGGCTTCAACGTCCCCGAGGGCGAGGAGCAGGTGGCGGCGTACAAGGCCGCAGTGTGCGCCGCGCTGGACGTGGACGCGGCCTACGGCTTCAGCGGCGGCGTGTGCGACTCGGGCACCGTGCGGCTCGGCTCGCTCACCATCGAACAGGGCCAGGGCGGGAGCGCCTACGAGGCGGACGTCTCCAAGGCCGTACGCCGGGCGCTGTCCGGCTCCGGCCTGCTGTACCAGGGGCTGGGATGATCGCCATGGTGCCCATACCGAAGCGCCTGCTGCCGAGCCGCGCCGCCGCGCGCATCCCGACCGAGGACGGCGGCAGGCAGGGCTTCTCGGACCCAGTGGAGCTGCTGGGCGTGCGCTATGAGCAGAAGGCGTCCGTGCGCGCCACGGACTACCAGCTGCAGGACGGCACGAGCGGGCTGCTGTTCGTCGACGCCGTGAACACCGCGGGGGCCGTGGAGCTGCCCGCCGGCAGCCTCGTGAGCGTCGACGGCGGCCCCGAGTGCTGCGTGTCGTCCTGCACGCGCTACGTGGACGAAAGGGGCCGCGTGCACCACTGGGAGGTGGAGCTGCGATGAGCGTGTCCGTGGACATAGTGACCAAAGGCATCGACCTGGCCACCGCGCCGGCCGAGTGCAAGAGGCGCCAGGAGCTGTACGCCAGGCGCTGCGCGTTCGTCATGCGCAAGTACGTGCCCGTGCGCGAGACCATCCTGCGCTCCAGCGAGCCGGTCAACTCCGACTACGGCGCGGGCATCCTGACGTGGAACACGCCATACGCGGCGCGTCAGTACTACGAGCCGATGCGCCACACCGACCCGGCGACGACCGACCACTGGGACGAGAAGTGCGCGCGGGAGGACGGCGGCGACCTGCGCGACTTCGCGCGCCGGCTGTACATGGACTACTAGGAGGGACGCATGGACGAGAGCAAGACGCTCGACCTCGTGGACGTCGTGAGGGCTCGCCTGGAGGGCGCGGGCATCCGCGACGTGTTCACGTACCTGCCGGACGCCCGTCGCCACGCCGAGTTCTGCGCCATCCGCACAGGCGTGCCAGGCGGCGAGGACAGCTATTTCGACCTCGCGTTCGACACGGCCGTGCGCCTGAGCCTGTTCGTGGCCAGGCGGGTGGAGCTGGACGCCATGGGCGATGCGCTGCTGGCGGAGCGCACGCTGCGCACCGTGCCGCTGGACAGCGCCAACGGCAGCTACCGCATGATTCGCATCGAGACAGTGAAGCCGCGCCCCGTCCAGTGGGACGAGAGCGGCCGCAACGTGTGGGTGGTCGAGGCCACCGCGCACATCGAGATTAAGGAGCTCTAAATGGACATCGGATTCGCGCTGAACTACCAGCACGTGGTCGAGGTCGACACGACGCCGAACGGCGACAAGCGCACCTGGGCGTGGGTCGGCCCCGGCATCTCAGACATCAGCAAGGACAACAGCGAGAGCACGAGCGAGGACGCCTACTACAACGGCGGCGGCAACACCGAGACCGACGTCACCGGCGTCAACGCCAAGTACAGCGTCGAGGGCCACCGCCTCATCGGCGACCCCTTCCAGGATTACGTCGCCTCCATCGAGGACGGCATCGGCGCCGCGCGCAAGACGCGCTACCGCGTCACCGACCCGACCGGCAAGTGCATCGAGGCGCCCTGCACCGTCCTCGATATCGCAGCCAACGGCCCCAACGGCGCCGCCAACGAGAAGGCGAGCTTCAAATGCTCGCTGTCCCGTTCCGACGTCGCCACGGTCGTGACCGACGCGGCGGGCGTCCTCCTGCCGGAGAGCGTGACCGTGGCGCAGGAGGTCACCGTGGCCGCCAACAAGTCCGCGGCGGCCATCAAGCCGTCCGTCCTGCCGGAGGGCGCGAGCACGCGCTGCCTGTTCGCCATCGAGGACACCGCCATCGCGCGCGTCTCGATGGACGGCGTGGTGACGGGCCTGAAGGCCGGCGAGACGCGACTCGCCGTCAAATGCGCCGCCAAGCCGTCCGTATCCACCGTCGTGAAGGTGACGGTCAGCGCTTCCTAGCCGCTGGGCGACAGCTGGGAGAACATGCCGAGAAGGCCGGGGTTACGCGCTGCAGCCCCGGCCTTTTTTTTAACGTCGCAGCGCACGATGGGAAGGCAGCGCAACCATGAGAACCCTGAAAGTCAAGAAATCGTTCGAGCGCTTCGAGGTGGAGATCGGCGACGAGACCGTGACGTGCTCCATCGACTGCACGGACACCAACGTGAACGCCATCGCGGCCAAGTGCATCGCGGCGCGCGACAAGGCGCTCGCGCTCGACTCGATCAAGGCCAAGACCGCCAACCGCAAGAATCTCGACCAGCTGTCCGTCAAGATGGCGAACGTCATCGGGCCGGTCATCAAGGACGCCGTCGGCGAGGAGTCATACGACGCAATCCTGACGGCTTGCGGCGACGGCGTGCGCCTGAAGCCCGAGCAATGCAACCTGGTCATGGTCCAGGTATTCGCCACCGTGTGCCAGGCAATCTTCGACCGCCTGAACGACGTGAAGCAGAGCAAGGCAGTGCACTACCTACAGGATGTGGTAGCGGATGAGCAGAAGCCTGACGACGCAGAGCAAGGCCGTTAACGGCCGCTTCTGCTCAACATACGAATACGAGGGCGAACAGTTCGACGTGTGCGACTCCGCACGCAACGCCATGCTGGTGAACGAGCTGTTCGCCGACGCCGAGCTGACCGAGGAGGACAAGCAGCTGCTGCTGCCCGCCATGCTGTTCCCCGACCTCGCCGCCGCCGTGGAGAAGGCGGGGCGCGAGCGCTTCTGGGACATGGTGGACTCCGTGCTTTGGGATGCCATGGGCGTCGACCTCTACGGCACGCGCGGTGCCGCGGGAAGCGAGGAGCCGGTGTTCGACTGGGACGAGGACGCCGGGCGCATCCGCGCGTCTCTCCTGCAGGCATACGGCGTCAACTGGGACGAGGTGGCCGGCTCGATGAGCTACGGCGCGTTCCTCGACCTCGTGGCCGGCCTGATGGAGTCCGGGGAGACCCCGCTGCAGCAGGCCATCTACTACCGGACGGCGAAATGCCCGAAGGAAACCAAGGACAACAGAGAATACGTCGAGGCCTTCCGCGCCAGGGCGCGCCATTTCGCGCTGCGCGGCGAGCGGCCCGAGGGAGACCGCATGGCGGCGGCCAACAACGCCATGGCGTCGGCTTTCGCGAGCGAGTTCGCCGCGGCCGGGCGGGCGGTGAGCGCCGATGAGTAGCGCATCCAACGCCGTCTCCGTGCTCGCGCGCCTCGACGACCAGGGCGTCGTGTCCGGGCTGAAGAAGATAAAGGTCTCCATGGAGGAGATCAAGGGCAAGGACGGAAAGCTCAACTGGGAGGGGCTGAAGAAGGGCGGCGCGGCCACCAAGGCGCTCGGCGAGGGCATCACCGACCTGGGCAGCTCCATGACGCTCGGGCTCACCGTGCCCATCGTGGCGGCTGGCGGCGCCGCCATCTCGGTCGCCGCGAACTTCGACGACGCCATGAGCCAGGTGCAGGGAGCGCTCGGCGACGCGTCCGCCGACACGGAAGGCCTGCGCCAGCTCGCCCTGCAGCTCGGCTCGGACACCGTGTTCAGCGCCACCGAGGCCGCGCAGGCCATGGTGGAGCTTGCCAAGGGCGGCCTGACCGAGGCGGATATCAAGGGCGGCGCGCTCGCGGCGTCCATGGACCTCGCGGCGGCCGGCCAGCTCAACCTGGCCGATGCGGCCGAGACCACGGTGCAGATGATGGGCAGCTTCGGCCTGGGCGCCGGGGACGCCACCCGCATCGCCAACGCGCTCGCAGGCGCCGCCAACGCGTCCTCCGCCGACGTGTCGGACCTCACGCAGGCCATGAGCCAGTGCAGCGCCCAGGCGTCGCTGGCCGGATGGAGCCTGGAGGACACGGCCGCCGCGCTCGCCCTGTTCGCCGACCACGGCGTGAAGGGCTCGGACGCGGGCACCAGCCTGAAGACGATGCTGCAGCGCCTGTCCGCGCCGACCGACCAGGCCGCCGATGCCATGGAGGCGTACGGCCTGGAGGTCCGCGACTCCAACGGCAAGATGAAGGACATAACCGGCATAGCCGACGAGCTGACCGGCAAGCTGGGCACGCTGAGCGACGCGGAGCGCGACGCCGCGCTGCAGACCATCTTCGGCTCCGACGCCTCGCGAGCCGCCGCCATCCTGATGCAGTCCGGCAGCGAGGGCCTGCAGAAGTACATAGCCGCGACCAACGACGCGACCGCCGCGGAGACGATGGCCAACGCACAGAAGGGCGAGCTGTCGTGGGCGCTGGAGAACATGGGCGGCGCCATCGAGTCGGCGTCCATCGCGTTCGGCTCGGCGCTCGCGCCTGCCATCACCGCCGTGGCGGGCGTCATCGGCAACGTCGCCGAGGCGTTCGCGTCCCTGCCCTCCGGCGCGCAGACGGCCATAGCCGTGGTGCTGGCGCTGGTCGCGGCGGTCGGCCCGCTGCTCGTGGTGTTCGGCTCCGTGGTGGCGATGCTGCCCGCGCTGTCCGAGGGCCTGCTCATGCTCGGCGGGGCCTTCGCTGTCCCGCTCGCCCCGGCGCTCGCCGTGGCGGCCGCGATAGCCGCCGTGGTGGCCGTCCTGGTGACGCTGTGGAACACGTCCGAGACGTTCCGAGCCACGGTGCTGGCCGCCGTCGACGCCATCAGCGCGAAGGTTCAGGAGATATGCGCGTTCCTGGCGCCGTACGTCCAGGCGTTCGTGGACCAGCTGGTTCTGACCGTGCAGGCGGCGATGGACGTGCTGCTGCCCATCATCGAGGCGGCGCTCACCGTCATCATCGCCATCGTCGTGCCGGTGCTCACGTCGATCATGGACACGGTCGCCAACGTGTTCGCGACGATCCTCGCGACCGTCACCAACGTGATGGCGGCGCTGTCGTCCATCATCCAGGGCGCCTGGCAGGTGATACAGGGCATCTTCCAGACGGTGCTGGGCCTCATCGTCGGCGTGGTCACCGGAGACTTCTCGATGATGAGCTCCGGCGTGAGCGGAATCCTGAACGGCATGTCGAGCATCATCAGCGGCATCCTGCAAGGCATCCTGTCCGTCTTCTCAGGCATCTGGAACTCGATCAAGTCGGTCGCGGTCGGCGCGTGCAACGCCGTGACGGGCGCGGTGTCGGGGGCGTTCAACGGAATCAGGTCGGTCATAGAGAACGCCATGAGCGGCGCAAAGAGCACCGTGTCCAACGCGCTCGACGCCATTAGCGGCTTCTTCGCTGGGCTGCACCTGGAGTTCCCGCACATCGCCCTCCCCCACTTCAGCCTGAGCGGCGAGTTCAGCCTGATGCCGCCGAGCGTGCCGAGCATCTCGGTGAGCTGGTACCGAACCGGCGCCATCGCCATGGGCGCGAGCGTCGTCGGCATCGGCGAGGCCGGCCCCGAGGCCGTCGTGCCGCTGTCCGGCCGTGAGATGGACCCCTACGCGGACGCCGTGGCCCGCCGTCTGGCGGCGCGAGGGGCGGATGCGCGGGCCGGCGGCACGGTCGTCTACAACATAGGCGACGTGACGGTGAGCATGGAGCAGCTGCGCGACCTCGCCACGCTGGAGGACTTCGTCAACCTCGTGCTGGCGGCGAAGCGCGCGAACCCGACGAGGACGAGAGGATAGAGGAGCATGGCCAAGGGATTTTGGGGAAATGCGAGCGGCCCCGACGCGAAAATGTACGCCTACGTCGAGTTCCGAACCTCCGCACAGGAGGAGGGCCGCGCATGGGTCCAGTACAAGCAGAGCTGCTACGTCGACAGCGGCAACTTCGGCGGCACCATCGCGGACACCTCGTGGGGCGGGCGCCTGCGGCTGTACGGCACGGGATGGTACGGCGACAGCGGGTGGCAGGACTACGGCTGGGTCGGCTACGGCGGCAGCGCGCACGTGAGCGCGTCCGTGTGGTACCTGGGCCGGTCCAACACCCGCTACAACAGCTCCGTGGACGCATGGTACAGCCCGGACGTGCCGACGTGGAAGCCCAACAACGTCATGAGCCAGGTAGCAGTCCTCCGAAGCAACGGAACGGTGCTCGTGACGTGGCGCAGCAACACGACCGACGCGCGCCCATACGACGGCGTGTACGTCGACGTGTCCATAGACGACGGCGAGTACGAGTTGGCCGAGGACTGCGGCGGAGACGTCACGGCGTACACGTACCAGGCTGAGCCGAACCGACTGTACAAGTTCCGAGTGCTGCCGCACAACAGCGCGGGGAACGCCCCCGCGCACCAGTACACGAACGCAGTAGCAACGACGCCGAACGCACCGAAGTCCGCGAGCGTGGCGCGCGATTCCGACACGCAGAACACGCTGTCCATCGTGCCAGGAAGCCCATGCGCCGGCCTGTACCTGGCGCACGACGTGCAGCGCCAGATGGACGCCGGCGCATGGTCGGACTTCGGCGCCATCGAAGCGGCGGGCAGCACGAAGGTGGACCGCTCGACGAGCGCGAACCATTCGTGGCGATACCGCGTGAGAAGCCGCAACGCCGCGGGCGCTTCAGCGTGGGTCGAGACCGGCACCGTCTACAACACCCCGTGCGCTCCGGGCAAACCGAAGATGTCCCGCGTGTCCGACACCAAGGTGAAGGGAGTCTTCGAGAACGGGGCGAACACCGCGACGGGCACCGAGATAGAGCGAAGCCCGGACTTGGAAACGTGGACGGCGGTCCGTACCACGCGTGGCAAGGCGACGGACTTCGAGGACGACCCCGGCGGAGGCACGTGGTACTACCGCGTTCGCAACGTATGCGGAGACCTCGCGAGCGCATGGGTCGAGTCGGACGGCATCGTGACCATCTGCGCGCCCGCGGCCCCCACGATCACGTCGCCGTCAAGCTCGCAGGTCATCCCGAAGACACAGGCGAGCATAACGGTAGCGTGGCGCCACAACCCCATCGACGGCTCGGCGCAGACGGCCGCCCAGTGGCGATGGAGCACGGACGGCGGCGCGACGTGGCATGTGGCGGACGTGAACGGCGGCGCGTCCTCCGCCTCCTTGGACAACTCGTTCGCGGTCAACGCCAAGCTGACCGTGCAGGCCCGCACCAAGGGCGCCCATGCGGACTTCGGCCCGTGGTCGGTCGCCGTATCGACGTACGTGCGGCAGGTGCCGACGGTGACCATCGAGCAGCCCGCCGACGACTTCGCCATCGAGAACACGCCCGTGCACGTGCTGATTCGATACAGCGACCCGAGCGGCGAGCTGGCGGCCGGCACCCTGACCGTGCGCGACGCGGACGGCGCGGCCGTGTTCTCGCGAGACCTCATGGACGGCTTGGAGTTCGACGTTCGCAGCGGCGAGTGGCTGCCGCGCGACGGGGCCGCCTACACGCTTGAGGCGTCCGTGCGCTCAAGCTCCACGCTGCAGGCCAGCGCCTCGCGCGCGGTGTCGGTGTCGTACGTGCTGCCATCGACGGCAGTCGCGGACGCCGTGCCGGACCCGTCCACGGGCTATGTCGCGGTAACGGTGCGCGAGGGCCGAACCGACGCCGCCGTGGCCATGAAGACGTGCAGCCTGTGGCGCAACGTCGGCGGCGTGCGCACCCTGCTCGCGGAAGACCTGCACGACGGCTCCATGGTCGTGGACCGATACGCGCCGCTGAACACGGACTACAGCTACGAGACGGCCAGCTTCGCCGACTCCGGCGCCGTGAGCGAGGCCAGCTACCCCGGCCGCATCGGGTCGCCGCTGCTGTTCGTGTACTGGTCCGGCGGCATCGCCAGCGGCATGTACGCGCCGGGCGACGAGTTCAGCGTGGAGCCCAGCTTCTCGACGTACCAGATTGCCGGCAAGCGCTATCCGGTCGTCGTGTCGAGCGAGAACGTGGAGGAGCCGCACGACATGACCGTGAGGCTCAAGAGCAGGGAAGAGGCCATGCGGTTCTACGAGGCGGTGCGCAGCTGCGAGCCGATGGTGTTCAAGACGCTGTACGGCTTCGTGTTCCACGGCGTGGCCAAGGCGTCGTTCACGCCGTCGCTGGGCAACGCGGAGCAGGCGTGGGACGTGTCCCTCAACGTGACGAGGACGGACGGTGATGCCCTGTGAGATGGGACGGCAGCAGATACAAGGAGCACTGGACGTTCCGGCGCGTGAAGTGGCCGAGCATGGAGGAGGCCGAGGACTACTGGCAGATCACCGGCGGCAAGTCGTCCGAGAGCATGTTCAAGGAGCTGAAGGTCACCGGCTCCATCGACTTCGAGGGCGCGGCGGTGCCCGACGAGTCCGACGCAATCCGCGTTTACTACGGCTTCACGAACCAGTGGGGCGAGCGTTGGGAGGGGCCGGTGGCCACGGGCTTCCTCGAAGTCGGGGAGACGAGCCTGGAGGGCGCGCTCGTGAGCGGCAGCGCAGACCTGGCGGGCATGCTCACGGTGGCCACGTGCGGCCCCGGCTGCCCGCTCACGCTGCCCGCAGGCACCAAGGCCGTCGAGACGGCGGCGGAGCATCTGCGGGCGCTCGGCCTTCCCGTCACCGCCGCGCCGTCCGCGTACAAGCTCTCAAGTCCCCACACGTTCGAGCGCGACGAGAGCTGGCTGGGCATCGCCAACTGGCTGCTGTCGGCGGCGGGCTTCGGCAGCGCCACCACCGACGCGTGGGGAACCGTGCAGATGCAGCCGTACGTCGAGCCGACCGAGCGCGAGGCGACCTGGACGTTCCCGGATGACGGCACGGGCTTCTCGTTCCCCGCCATCAAGGCCAAGGACAACAGGGCGGACACGCCAAACGTGGTGCGCCTGTGGTACGAGGACGACTCGGTGGGCCTGTTCGCCGAGGCGCGCAACGACGACCCGCGCAGCGAGGCGAGCACCATGGTCCGCCGCCGCGAGCGCCAGCTGGACGACGAGGTGACCGAGCTGTCCGGCGACACGCCCGAGAAGATGCTGGCGGCGCTCAAGGCGCTTGCGGAGAAGAAGCTGGCGGACAACTCCACGCGCATCGAGTACGTAACGGTGCCCGGGCTGTTCGTCCCGGCGCAGGTCGGCGAGTGCGGGCTGGTCGACTACGAGCGCTCGGGCAAGAGGTTCACGGGCGGCATCACCGCCAAGGAGGTGGACTTCGGCCCGGGCGGCGAGACGACCATCACCATGCGCCGCCTGCTGCGCCCGGACTTCAAGATCGAGACGAGCGGGAAGGTGGCATGGCATGTCGACAAATAGCGGCGAGCTGGCGGACGAGCTGGCGCGCGCCCTGTGGCCGGAATCGGGACCGCGCGAGTACCACACGAGGGCGCCCGTGCGCTCCGTGTCCGGCGGCACGGTCAACGTGCTGCTGCGAGGGGCCGACGAGCCGACGCCGTGCGCGAAGCTGTCCGGCGTCTCCGCGAAGGCCGGCGATATAGCGCTGGTGCTGATGCTGCCGAGCGGCGGCATCGTGCTGGGAACCATCGGATGAGAGAGGAGAAGAGATGAGGGAGATCATCGTGCTGGACCTGCAGAAGACCAGCACGCAGTTCATGCCCGTGGTCTGCCTGCGCGCCAGGCGCGGCGACTCGCGAAGCCTGGAGCGCACGTTCCAGCTGCTCGACGGCGGCGAGCCCGTGAACCTGGCCGCCTGCACCGTGTCGTTCATGGCGGAGAACGCAGGCGGCCGCCCCATTATGGAGGAGGTGACCGTCAAGGACCAATCGGGGCAGTTCACGTACCGCTTCCCCGACGCAGTTGCGGCCGTGCGCGGCTCCATCACCATGGCGTACTTCCGCGTGGTCGGTCAGGACTTCACGGGCTCCACCAACAGCCTGCGCATCGAGGTGCTGGACAACGTGGACCTGACGGACGCCGTCACCGGCGCGTACGTGCCGATGCTGGACCGCATCATCGAGCAGTCCCAGGAGATGGCGGCCAACGCCGACGAGATCACGCGCCAGGCGACCGCCGCCATCAACTCCTGCACGGCCATCACGGAGAAGGCCACGGCGCAGGAGCAGGCGCGCGTCGAGGAGGAGGCGCGGCGCGTGGTGGCAGAGGCCGACCGCGCGAGCAACTACAGCCGGAAGATGGCCGAGTGGGAGAAGGCCGTGCTCGGCCTGACCAACGGCATCACCGTCAACGACAAGGGCCAGCTGTGCGTGGCCGTGAGAAAGAAGGCGTAACGTGGCAACAGAGAACACCATCGTGGAATACCCCATCATCACCGACGACACGGGCCGCGCCATCGCGGGCGCGCTGCAGGCGATGGCGCACGACAAGGTTGCGGCGCTGAAGACGAACTGGGACGGCCTGGCGCGCATGAGCCGCGACGGCCTGGCGCCCTACGTGCTCGGCATCGGAGACCAGATCACCTCCAAGTGGACCGACCCGGACGGCGGCACCGCCTACGACGTGGCCAACGACGTGTGCCACTTCCCCGCCGAGCTGGAACTGCAGGACGGCGAGAAGCTGCCCGGCACCATCCTGCAGTGGCACTACACCCTGCCCTTCGGCACGCAGTTCGACCAGAAGGAGGCCTTCTGGTACTGCGAGGCCGCGCTGGCCGCGGGCACCTACAACCTGATCATGGGCGCCTCGTGGGGCACCAACGTGGTCAAGGGCAAGACCTACCAGTTCACGCTCGCCAAGGGCGTGCCGAAGGGCGGCGTGCTGGCCGGCATGGAGTACGCACCGGACCGCGACCCGGGCACGTGGCAGGTCAAGTCCTACAAGACCGTGAGCGACGCCGACCCCATCGAGACGGTGGGCATGAGCGAGGGTGCGCAGGGCACGAGCCTGGGCACCATCGGCACCAAGCCGAACGGCAACATGAACAGCATCTACCGCTGCGCCTACGGCTACAACCGCTGGAGCCAGTCCGCGCTGCGCCAGTACCTCAACGGCAAGGGCACGAACTGGTGGAAGCCGCAGAACAAGTGGGACCGCCCGCCGGAGTACGTCGGCAAGCGCGGCTTCCTGGACGGCATCCCCGAGGCCGAGCTGGCCGTCATGCGCCGCGTGAAGGTCGTCACCGGCGTGCCCTACTGCGAGGAGGGCACCGACAGCGAGCCGGTGCTGGACACCACCTACGACCTCGTGTTCCTGCCGAGCATGGAGGAGCACTTCCTGGCGCTCGGCGAGTCCGGCATGAAGGGCAAGGAGGGCGAGGCGTGGGAGTACTGGGCGCGCGTCGCGCAGTCCCCGACGCCGCTGGCGCTGTGGCAGACGTGGCCGCAGCTGATCACCTACGCCATCAACGGCAAGACCAGTCCACAGAGCGTCTGGACGCGTTCCGCTAGTCGCAACGGCGGCGGCAACACGTTCCTCGTGAACGCGTCGGGCACCGTCCACTACCTCAACGCGCAGGGCGCGCTGCGCTGTGCTCCCGCCCGCGCCATCTAGCCATCGATACCAATCCGGGGCGGGGCGAAACCGGCGCGGGGAGCCGCGACCCCGAGCCCGAGAGGGCCGAACAACGCCGGGGCGACGCCGACGCGGCTGGAACGCGGGCGGCTATCGCGCGCCCCGGACCCACACCCGAACTGGAACCCGGCGAGCTGAACGGCGTCGTCGGGTTCTTTGCTTTGAGGGAGAGCGCGAAGAAGTGCCGGCGCGGCGTCATATGGAAGGACAGCGCCGCCAGCTACATGCTGAACCTGTCAGAGCGCACGCTGGCCATGAGCCGCAAGCTGCAGGCGGGCACGTTCAGGTGCGGGCCCACGCGGGAGTTCTACGTGACGAGGCCCAAGCGCCGCACCATCGTGAGCGTGGGCTTCGCCGACCGCGTGTTCCAGCGCAGCCTCAACGACAACAGCATCTACCCCCGCATGGTGCGCGGCTTCATATCGGACAACGCGGCATGCCGGAAGGGCAAGGGCACCGACTACGCCCGCGAGCGCTTGAAGGAGTTCATGCGCCGCCACTACCGCAAGAACGGGCCGAACGGCTGGGTATGCCAGATGGACGTGGCGGGCTACTACCCGAACATGCGGCACGAGACGGCCGAGGCGGCGTTCGCCCGTAAGCTGCCGCCCGAGATCATGGCCATGGCCATGGCGGTCATGCGGAACCAGTACCCGGGCGAGGTCGGCTACAACCCGGGCAGCCAGATGATACAGATAGCCGGCATCAGCGTGCTGGACCCGCTCGACCATATGGCGAAAGACCGCATGGGCATCAGGAACTACGTCAGGTACATGGACGACGCCGTGGCCATCTTCGCCACCCGCGAGGAGGCCGAGCGCGCCCTGGAAGCGTTCGGCGACACCCTGAATAACCTGGGTTTCGAGCTGAACCCGAAGAAATCGCGCGTGTACCCGTTGCGGGACGGCGTGCCATTCCTGGGCTTTGACTTCCACCTGACCGACACGGGCAAGGTCCTCATGTTCGTGAAGCCGTCGAACGTCAAGGAGATGCGGCGGCGCATAGCGAAGATGGCGAGGCTGAGCCTCAAGGGGCGCATCATGCGCGCTGAAGTGGACGAGAGCTACCGAGCATGGCGCAACCACGCGGGCAAGGGCGACAGCTTCAGGCTCATCAGGCGCTGTGACGCCTGGTACAAGGAACTATGGAAGGAGCACCGATGCTAGACATCAAGAAGGCGCCCGACGACCTCGCCGCCTCCCGCCGCCAGGAGAACCTGGAGAGCAAGGCGGAGCGCCAAGAGGCGCTGATGGAGCTCGTCGCGGCATGCGCAGACGTTGAGCTGCCAGGCGATGACGAAGACGACAGCATGCCGGGGGAGGTGGAGTAGGTGGCCGTGAAGCTGAGCCGATACGCCCAACGCATCCAGAAATGGTACCTGGCGGGCTTCTACAATGACGAGAGCCTGGAGCAGCTGCTGCAGGCGGGCAAGATCACCAAGAAGGAGATGGAGGCCATCAAGGCGTCCAAGAAGGAGTAGGCGTGGAAATTCTGGAGCTGTTCGCGCCGTACGGCCCGTGGTGGCTCGGCGGCGTGCTCCTGGCGCTCATCTTGTTCTACTTCGGCCGACAGTTTCTGGAGGAGTTCAGGAAGCAGAACGAGCGCAAGGCCGGCCTGGACGTGAAGCGCGAGGAGCGCAAGCAGGCCGAGGTTGCCGAGCGCCTGCAGCGCGACCGCGAGCGCTCGCAGATGGAGGGCCGCATCGCCGCGCAAATGGAGCGCAGCAACGCGCTGATGGAGG